GCTGAATTTACAGACCTTGTACCCTCCTTTTACATCTATTAGTTGGGGTGATTGAGTTAGGTTCCCCGTTCCTGTGAATCTATTTAACATAATAATCCTTCCTTTTTGAATTGGTTTTGTAGAAATTTTATACCTGAGTTATGTAGGTTAATGCATCCTTGGGCGCTGAGCCTCATTTTTTTTCCCACTAAGTGCCACGGCATCTCCTTGTTATTTTTCCCAACGCTGTATCTGAGTTTAAACAGTAAGGGTATTCTCTTATCCGGATACCTCTCTAACATGCTCAATGAAACATCCATAGCCTCCTGAGCTTCTATTGTCGCACAAGGGAGGTTTTGGTCGGGGTTCATGTTTTCAATGAATGTCGTTTCCTTCCTTATCGTTTTTTGTATTTTATTACACTTGTTTAAGTAGGCCCACTTTGCCTGGTTTCCTACGAATGTTGAGAATTTTATATTTTTTGTTTTGTCGAACTTAATTGATGATTGGTAGATTACATACTCTTTCTCTGATACTAGTTCATCTACATTGTGCCAGTTATTGTATTTTTTGCACATTCTCCTGATAATTGAGCAGTATAAAGGGGTATGTCTTGAAATTAATTCTTCTAGCGACCTCCCACACCTCAGTCTTTTTACTCTTGAAACAAGCCTAACGTCTTCTGTTTTTAATAAATTCATTGTATTTGTACGAGGTTTGTTTCGTATAATTTAGAGACGTAGTCTGAGCACTGCTCCTCGAACGTTTCCTCTGGGAAGTTTGGGAGCTCTAGCTTTATATCGCACATTTCCTTTAGCTTAGGATCGTTTATAGCCTCTTCTTCGTTTGCTGGTTTCATGCCGTCCCTACTAAGATGTATTGAGGTGCCTTTCATTTCCTCATGTATCCACTCAAGCTCATTAGGATATCTTACATCAGTGAAAACGGCAGTGGTGTCCCCCTTTTCTCCAATTTTTACGAGCTTATTCCTTGCTCTCTTTATCCAGCAAAGCGGATCTTTACGCCTTCTTAGCTGAGAGCCATATGTAACTAGAAAGGGCCTTATTAAAACTTTTTCGTCAGGGTCTTGAGTGAATGCCGAGATTCCTATGTTTTTTAACAGGAATTCGTCGCACTCCTCTTTTAGTTCGTCCGCGAAGGCGACCCTCACTAAATTATAATTCGGACTCTCCTTGAGAAGAGCCCTAAAGAAAGTATCTTTACCTACCCTTGCTACTCCTGAGATCCCTATAACCTTAATCATAATCAAACCTCCCTAGAACTTCTTCTACCGGGATAAAGAATAAGGATTCTTCTAGCGTTAAATCTGTTGCAGCCCTGCTCGCATCAAGACATATCAATACTTTACCTATCTCTAATTGGGGCTGATTTTTAATTTCTTTAACAAGTTCGTCCAGTGCCGACTCCTTGGAGTCTGCGCTGATAAAACCTTCCCAGTTGCCGCTCTGAAAGTAGAAAAATCTTTCGGTTTCTTTAATGGCTCTTATTTTTGTCATGGTTATAAGAATAACAGATTCAATGAATTAAGTCAAGTGCTAAAGACTATATATTATCAATGGTAAAATATTAAATAATTTATAACTTAATAGTCGGTTGTTTTTCCAATCGAGCTCGGTTGAAAATTAACTTGACGCAACAACGGGTAATGTGATACTATATAAAGATGAAACAAAAATTCATAGCAATTCCATCTGTGGTATACAGAGACCTCTTTGAGGGGAATATGATAGCGTCAGATCTAATGGTATATATGTATCTATGCAGTAAGGCTGCCCACGGAAAACCCATCTTTACTCGCAGGGAGGTTATGGTCGGGGATCTTGGGGGTATTTCCTTGAGTAGGTTAACTGCTAGCTTCAAGAGACTAATTCGGTGCGGCCACTTAAAAAGAACGAGACTGAACGGGGTAACCTCAACCCAGCTGCTTACTTATGTAAAGGACAAGAATACTATTTCAGTCAAAGGGCTAGTCCAGGAATGAATATATCAGTAAGAATGGAAGGGGGGTTGGGAGACCACCTCCTGGCTAATAGATTTATTCTAGCAATACTCGACAAGCACCCCGGTGCGAAGATTCACTTGTTCTCGGACACAGGGGGAGGCAGCCTACAGTCAGACGTATTGATATCTTTATTTGACTACTACTCGAGCCGTTCGCTAATAAAAAGGAAATCCGAAAACCACATAATAAGCACTCAATTCGGTAAGGAAAACTTTGCGGCACACTTAGATAACATAAAAGAAACAGACAAAAAAAGAATGTTATCCTTCGATAAATTTTACAACCTCCACATAGACTGGATGGAGTGGATGGATTACGACTTTGAATGGCAGAGATACTTTTACCATTTTCCTACTCCGCACCTTCAAATTTTCCCACACGAGAACGAGAAGCCTTACATAGTAATACATGCCGCTTCGGACAATATGGGAAATAGTCACAGAATGTCAAGCAGATATCTTACAGAACTAGTAAACAGCATTCCCCTTAAGTTTGACATTTTCATACTATGCACAGACTCGACAAAAGGCTTCATTGACTCAAGATTCAAGGAAAGCTCAAGACTGAAAATATTCCAAGAGAACATAACCGAAGTAATAAGACTAGTGAAAGGGTGTGCCGGTATGTTCGCAATAGATTCTGGCGTGAAATATTTTGGGTACACCTTCAACAAGCCGACATTAACATGGGCTAAAGAAAGCTCGAAGCCCCACTCCTGCCTACCTGCGTTTCAGATGAGGTGGTTGACTTTCCCAGCGCTAATCTTCCCCCTGGAGTATAATGCAAAATACATGACAAAATGCATGGAAAACCTAATAGACTCAAATAACCTTATACTCGCACCACACCTTTCCTCCAAACAGATCGATAAAACCCTCATAAGAAGAAAGGTTCAAAAATGAAAATTGCATTATGCTTTAGCGGGAAGCTAGGAGAATGGAGAGAGTGCGAGGAATCTATATTGCAAAATATAATCCACCCACTAAAGCCAGACATATTCCTATCAACATGGGACGAAGAAGACTACGAGGAATTCGTAAGGTTCTATAGGCCAAAAAAATGGCAGGCAATAAACTTCCAAGACACGATGGATCTACTACAGATAGAGAAGCTCGACCACAAGCCAAACCCAGGGCTAGTTCCAATGCTAGCGGGAATGAAAGCTGTCAACTCAATATATAACGAATACAAATTAAGAAAGAGAACAACCTATGACTTAATTATTAGAATGAGACCTGACATAAAAGTATTAGAGCAGATCAAAAGACATGAAATAGAAGACTGCATTAAAAATAAATATATAAGATTACCTTTTTTTGAGAGCAATAATATATACAACCATGAAATAGAAATGCAAAAAGAAATAATATTTAATTTTGTTTATGATAAAGCATCCCTCCCAAATCAAATAAATGACCAAATAGCAATAGGACACCCAGACCAAATGGACAGGTATATGAACAGTCTATTCACCGTCGGCGAAGCTATAAGAATACTATGGGAAGAGGGATATCCTGAGTACATGATAAAGGTTCCAGAATCGGTAATTACACTTTGCCTAAACATACAGAATTGCAAGTATAAGCAACTTACGGGATCAAACCCATTTAACAATATCAACACTTTACTAGTAAAAAATGGCAAAACCTGGTATAATAAAGGACACACATCAATAGAAATAAAATGAGTAAAAAAATAAAGACATGATTAATCAGATTATATTTGACTTAGATGGGGTCTTAATTAATTCAAGGGAACTACATTTCGAATCCTTCAATGGAGCGATTGACAACGTATGCCCCAGTTACTCCATAACAAAAGAAGAGCATCTATCTATCTACGACGGGCTACCCACAACAAGAAAACTTGAGTTACTAACAGAAAACAAAGGTCTCCCGAAGAATCTGTATAAGGAAATATGGGAAAAGAAACAAAGAATTACTCTGGCGATGATGGAGACCTATCAGAAGGACGAAAAACTAGACCTCATGCTGAGTAAATTAAAACAAAAAGGAATAAGAATGTCCGTTGCATCAAACTCCGTTAGAGAAAGTATAATAACCGCATTGCACCATAAGAAGATACTACATCATTTCGACTACATAATGTCAAACCAAGACGTGCTAAAAGCAAAGCCAAGCCCAGAGATGTACTACAGGATCATGATACAATCAGGAATCCCCTCGAGACACACACTTATACTAGAAGATTCAAACAAAGGAAGGGAAGCTGTATTAAACTCCGGATCCCACCTGGGTCCTATAAAAAATCCAGACGATCTAACTTATGAAAAAATTATGAACTATATCAACGAAATAGAAAGCAAGCCATACGAAAAAACTAAATGGGAAGGGGGAGATATGAACGTACTCATCCCGATGGCGGGAGCTGGTAGTAGGTTTGAGCAGGCTGGATACTCATTCCCAAAGCCGTTAATTGACGTAAAGGGTAAGCCAATGATACAAACAGTAGTGGAAAGCCTGAACATTAATGCTAATTATACATTCATAGTGCAAAAGTCTCACTATGAGAAATACTCATTACAACATACATTGAACTTAATCGCCCCAAACTGCAAAATAATCCAAGTGGACGGAATGACTGAAGGGGCGGCATGCACAACATTACTAGCAAAAGAGCATATTAACAACGACAAACCCCTACTAATAGCTAACTCAGATCAGTACCTAGACTGGGACAGCAACCAGTTTATGTACTCAATGATCGGGGACAAGATTGACGGGGGTATACTTACATTCCCGTCCTGCCATCCCAAGTGGAGTTATGCAAAATTATGCAAAGACGGGCTTGTTACGGAGGTCGCAGAAAAAAAAGTCATAAGCGAACACGCAACAGTAGGAGTATACTATTTTAAGAAGGGGTCAGACTATGTCACTGGGGCGGAACAAATGATAGACAAAAATATAAGAACAAACGACGAGTTCTACGTTTGCCCCGTATACAACCAGTGTATATTAAACAAAGGAAAATATAAAATTTTCAGCATGAAAGAGGAATCAATGTGGGGATTAGGAACGCCCGAAGACCTCGCATACTTCATAAACAAACATGAAACTAATAGCACACAGAGGCAATTACAAGGGAATAAATAAAGCTCAGGAAAACAAGCCGGAACACATAGAAGAAGCCATAAGGGCGGGGTTCGGGGCTGAAGCGGATGTCTGGTACCAAGACGGCCTCTACCTTGGGCACGATAGCCCTCAACACGAAATAGACATGGACTTTTTAATGAGATTCCATGGGCAATTATGGCTGCATTGCAAAAACATCTACGCATTGTCATTTTTATCAGACCTCCCAGAACTTAATGTATTCTGGCACGAAAGCGACGCCTACGCACTAACCTCGCAAGGATTCATTTGGACTTTTCCGCACTGCAAGGTTTGCGAAAAATCCGTAGTAATAACGGATAACGCAAAATATACAAAATTCCAAGACTGCTACGGAGTTTGCGCAGATATATTAATATAATAATAATGGACAGTCATCAATATTTAAAATTCCTAAAAAGACTACTTCCGAAAATGAAGGGGTTAGAGGAATCCTTGAGCGTTATAATACAAGGCCCCTTAAATAAAAGAATAAACGAGTCAATAAAGTATTACCTAAAACTAGTAGAGAAAAAACAGCACTACCAGGAATACAACAATAATTTATTAGGTAATGTAATCATATCCTATTGGGAAGGGGATGACGAAGGAATTATCAAAAATATAAAAAACAGCAAAAGTATAACCTTAGTAAAAAGCAAAAGAGGAGAGCTTCCCCCGTTTATAGATAAAAAAGGATCAAGAGGAGCGAGTCCGTGGATATTACAAAACCATACAACACTAAAAGGGCTAAGGAAGGCTACAGGCAACCTATGCATCAAGGTTAGGTCGGATGAAATTTACCCAGGGCTAGAAATTTTCTACAAAAGAATGATAGAGGATCAGCATAAAGCAGGCGGAATAAAGTTCCACACGAGCGATATATTCTTCAGGGCAGACAGGGAGGAAAAGTTCCATATTTCAGACCATATAATCGGAGGCCCAAAGTGCGCCATGATTAGCGCTTTCGAAAAATCTACCAAAGAATGCTGCAATAAGAGAATAAAAGAATACACCTTCCCCGAACAGCTAATATGTAAATCAATACTAAGAAGCAGGGGGGTCGAAATCAAAGACTATAAGTCAAAACAGATCATGAAGGAAAATTTTGAAATAGTACCAATAAACTCAATGAAGGATTCTATATGGACATGCAGTTACAGAAAGTACGACAAACTAACCACGCAAGAGACTGGGTGGTTGCAAGATATAAAAAATATCTAAAATAGTTATCAACATTTTCTCTTTTTAGTTGTAATTAATGTTCTACTATGGTACAATTTATAAAGAATAAATCAAATGCAAGTTAAAAAACGAAACGGACGACTAGAAGACTTTAATGTAGACAAGATTAATACTTGCGCCGAAAGGGCCTGCGAAGGGATAAGCGGGGTGTCTGCCAGCGAAATAATACTAGATGCACAGCTACAGCTTTTCAGTAAGATAACTACAGCGGAAATAGACCAAGCTCTCATATTCTCGGCAAGAGACAAAATATACAAAGAGCCCAATTACTCTTTTGCGGCAGCAAGAATACTCCTAAACTGCCTATACAAAGAAGTGTTCAAAGAGGGAGCGGACTCAGATATCCTAGAGCTTCAGTACAGGAAGTGCTTTGTTCAGAATATTAAGATATTAACAAAAGACGAAAGGTTAAGCGAAAAAATGCTAGAGTTTGACCTGAAGAGACTTTCGGAAGCCCTTGTGTTATCAAGAGATAACGACTTTAAATACCTAGGGATTAAGACCTTACACGATAGATATTTCATTAGAGCAGAGAATAAAATCATGGAATCCCCTCAGGGATTCTGGATGAGGGTGGCTATGGGGTTGTCAATAAACGAGGAGGATAAAAACGAGAAGGCAATAGAGTTCTATAACTTAATGTCTCAATTTTTATACACACCGTCTACGCCAACTTTATTTAACAGCGGGTCCGTAAGGTCCCAATTAAGCTCCTGCTATCTAAATACCTTTGAGGATAGCATCGATGGAATATTTGACGGAGCATGGCAGGAGGCAAGAAAATCAAAGTATGCAGGAGGTCTAGGGTTAGATGTAACTCCCTTTAGGGCAGCAGGCTCTCACATTCGGGGTACGAACGGAATCTCAAGCGGGCTTGTGCCGTGGCTAAAAATTTACAATGATCTATTGATCGCAGTCAACCAAGGGGGCAAAAGGCCAGGGGCAGGCTGCGCTTATCTAGAGCCCTGGCACTTAGACTTCGAAGACTTCTTAAATCTACGAAGGAATACGGGGGACGAAAGGCTAAGGTGTCACGACATGAATACTGCTGCATGGATCCCCGACGAGTTCATGAGAAGAGTCCAAAGCGAAGAGGACTGGTATATGTTTGACCCGTCAGAAGTCGGATTGCACGACCTTTTCGGAGAAGAGTTTGACAGTTCGTACAAAAACTTATGCAAAAAAGCAGAAGAAGGCAGCGTTAAAAATTGGAGGAAAATGCCGGCTAAGGATTTGTGGAAAAAAATGCTAAAAGTTCTCTTTGAGACGTCTCACCCATGGAACACCTTCAAAGACCCCTGCAATATTAGATATACAAATCAGCATAAAGGGGTGGTACATAGTTCTAATTTATGCACAGAAATAACACTTCATACAAAAGCCTCCTCTTATGATAAAGGGGAAAAAACAGAAACAGGGGAGACGGCGGTATGTAACCTAGGATCGATCAATCTAGCCAGACACATAAGAGAACACACAAACGCAGAAGGAAAACTTTGCTACGACATCAACTGGACAAAGCTCGCAGAAACGACAGAGACTGCAGTCAGAATGCTAGACAATGTGATAGACCTAAACTTCTACCCGACGAAAGAAGCCTCAAACTCAAACCTAAAACACAGACCCGTCGGGTTAGGAATGATGGGACTGCACGATTTACTGCATAAAATGAATATAGTTATCGATTCAAAGGAAGGAATTGAGTTCAGTGACAGACTTTTCGAATCCTACAGCAAGAATGCAATACTGTCAAGCTCCAAGCTAGCGGCAGAGAGGGGAGCATATAGCAGTTATTCAGGGTCACTATGGGACCAAAACGTTCTACCAATAGACAGCCACAACAACCTAATGGATTACAGAAAAAAAGACAATGCCAACGAAAAACTACAGGAATGGAACGAAGTAAGATCTCATGTTAAAAAATACGGAATGAGAAACTCTAATGTTATGGCCATAGCTCCGACGGCGACAATTGGATACATAAATGGGGTAGAGCAAAGTATCGAGCCAAATTTCTCCACGCTGTTTGTTTACGAAAATAAGTCCGGAAACTTCTATATAATCAACGAACACTTTGTCAACGATATGAAGAAGCTAAACCTATGGAACCCGACTACGGCAGATTTAGTCAAAAAGGCAGACGGAGACTTATCCTTATTAAACGGCGAAATTCCAAATGAAATAAAAGACAAATATAAAACAGTATTCAACAGGGATATGTTTAAGCTAATAGAAGCAAACGCAGCTAGGCAAAAATGGATGGACCAGTCAATAAGCTTCAACCTTTACAACAGCGGCACTTCGCTCAAATACCTCAACGATATATACATGGCCTGCTGGGAAGCGGGATTAAAAACAACTTACTATTTAAGAAACAAGGCTGCAACTAAAGTTGAAAAATCAACCTCAGAAGAAGCGAAAACCGAAGCCTGCAGTATAGAAGCAATGAGCAATGGAGGAGAGTGCGAAAGCTGCCAATAAAAAACTTGACTTTAGGGTATTTTTCATGTATTATATCATATATATGAAGCATATAATTATATCGACAATAGCAGTACTACTGTCAGCGAGCCTGTGCTACTCGCAAGCTAGAGCCCTCCCAAACAAGAAGGACGTGGCACAGTTCCTTCAGGATGTTTCCGTAACGATTAAATCCGAATCAGAAAACAGTAAGTCAGAGGGGTCAGGGGTACTAATTAACAGAAAGATAGGTGCCGAGCAGGTAGCCTTTGTTTGGACCTGCGCGCACGTGATAGATAATCTCAGAAATATCAGAAACGTAGTAAACGAAAAAGGAGGATCAGTGAAGATTGTGGAATTTGACGACCCCCAGATAATAAAAGAGTTAGTAGAGGGAGGGAGAAGGGTCGGCGAAATTAAAATGGACGCAAAAGTAATCAAGTATAGTGACTACGAACACGGACACGACCTGGCACTCCTTATGGTTAGAGCAAGGGACTACAGCAAGGCTAGTGCAAAATTTTATCTAAGTAAAGAGGATTCAATAATCCCAATTGGCACCAGATTATTTCACGTCGGATCCCTATTAGGACAGATGGGAGCGAATAGTATGACTACAGGTATCATTTCCCAAATAGGAAGAGTAGAGGACAAGGTTGAATTCGATCAGACTACGGTTACGGCTTTCCCAGGGTCTTCAGGCGGAGGTGTTTATCTAGAAGACGGACGCTATGTAGGAATGATAGCAAGGGGAGCGGGAGAAGGTTTTAATTTAATGATCCCCATTAGGAGAATAAAAAACTGGGCAAAAGAAAATAATGTTCTATGGGCAATTGACCCAACAGCAAAGACCCCTCCTGTCAAGGAAATTTTATCAATGTCGATTGAAAGCTCAGGACTAAAAACAGCCGAAACGAAGAAGTCGAAAAACAAAAAAAGGATGAATTTCCTAATAAGGACAACAAAATATGAATCTCAGTCTATACAAACCCAATAGTAAAAACAGCGGATGTGCGTTCAGCTTCAGCGTGGGGCCAGGAACGAAAGGCGTTCCTTCTATTTATTGCAGCGCAATACAACAGCACAGTTGGAATTCGGGAACAAAAACCGCAAATTTCTCAAAAAACAGAGAAGATGCGGAGAAGAATATTAACGTAAAATTCAACGAGTTTGAGATAGGGGCAATAATATCAGCATTCAACAATAGATACGAGTATAGCACCTACCATACCTTTGACGAGAACTCTACCTCAATAAAGCTAACTCCGTGGGATAAATCCCAAAAAACAAAAGACGGAAGCCAAATTGTTCCAGCATTCGGACTTGTGCTAACCAGAAACGGGAGCCAGACATTCAGGCTTCCGATGGAACCTGGAGAAGTCGAAGCCTTAAAAATGCTTTTTGCAAGGTACTTCGATGAGCTGTTTACATTTTCTGCTAACAAAAAAAAACAACCAGAGGAAGCCAGGTCGCAACCAAAGTCGACTAACGAGGCTCCCTTCTAATGGCTAAAAAAAAAATCCTATTCCACAGTAACTGCTCAAGAGTCTTTACGGGATTCGGGAAAAATGCCAAGAATATATTAACCCATCTCTTTTCAACAGGAAAGTATGAGATAATAGAGGTGGCGAACGGAGTAAAGGAGGAGTCTCCAG